GAGGTGGAGCGGCTTCTTCGACTTCCTCTTCTACATCAGCACTCTCGTCGATGACTTCCAGAGCCTGGGCTACGTGACGGTTCTGGCCAGCGCCCGTCTTAAGGACGATACTGACGGTGTATTCAGTGTTGTCCGCCCAGCTATCGATTAGAGATTTGGTGTCCGGCTCGGTCATGTCGAAGATGACTTGAGTAGGCATATTAACGGCAAGACAATCATTAGCCATGATTAAAGTCAATGATGCGGGTTTTGTATATGATTCTGATGGCGCGTGGTATCCGCCGATGAACAAGAAGCAGNTNGAGATTTTTAATAACTACAANCGTTACCTNCTNGTCCANGGCCCGCGTAAGAGCGGTAAGACATTTGGGATTTTGCACAAGGTGTTGCGCCATGCTTTTGATGTGAACGGGGCCATGATCGGTATCGTGACTAAGACCATCAAGAACGCCAAAAGCGCTGGTGTCTGGGTGTTGTTAGGTAAGATGTTAGCCATCTGGGAAAAGGAATGTTTCGGGTTCAAGATCACGGAGGGGCCCAAGACAACGGGCGATTCGAAGATGAGTTTTGTCAGGATCCGGAACCGGCATGGGACCATCTCCGAGATTCAGTGTCATTCCCTGGAACATTCCAGTGAGGTAGAGGCTAAGTTCAAGGGCCCAGCTTATTCGATGTTCTGGTTATCGGAGTTCGACCAATACTGCGATGACCATGCGTTTAATATTTTTTGTGATGCCCTGCGCATGAGCCCGCAAGTCACCTACGAGGAGCATCAGATCATCTGTGACTGTAACCCGCCCGACACCGGCACCAATAACTGGATCCACGACAAATGGTTTAAGTTTAAGGATAAGGTCACAGAGGATGGGGAGGATGAATTCTTCCGGGCTTGTCTGCACCGCATCCTGGTAATGATCGATGACAACCCACAGCTAGATCCACGGGAGCGCAAGGAACTGGAGAGTCGCTACAGTAAACGGAAAAGTTTACGGGCTCGGTTCATCCTGGGGTTGTGGGAGCAGGACATCACCGATGGACATTTCTCCGATGTCTGGGATGAAGCCACCCACGTGTTGGGTAAGGCCGATTGTGTGCCGGAGGATCGGGAGGTGATTGTTCCGACCAGCGGGTGCACGGTGCTATTGGGAGGATGGGACATGGGCGAGAGCAAGAATCACAGCTTCCATGTCATCGAGAAGATCGTCTCGGAGGATCCAGCGACCAAGCGTCAGGTAGTTTCATTTTCGATCATCGATGAGCTGGTCGTGATCCGGACCTTCATCTCTATCCGTCAGTTCGTGGAAGCGGTCATGGATAAAATCTCCCATTGGAATGCGTATCATAAGAAGTCGCACAATATCAATCTCAAGTGGCGACACTGGTCAGACACCAGTGCGTTCCGGGAACGGTCAGCAGCGGAGACGTCAGAGGCGGGCATCGCTTATGAGGCCAGTGACGGACAGATTGTGCTGGAACCCGCCCCCAAATATCACAACTCCAATCGGGACAAGATAAAGCTGATCTGGGAATTACTTTACCAGAAACGCTTGCACGTATCGGCGCAGTTGTTTAAGACCCGGAGTATGTTCGCCAATTTGCGCAGCGGTAAAGAAGCCGAATACATCAAAGAAGACGATCACAAACATCCTTTCGATAGCATGTCTTATCCGATCATTGCCGAAGCACCAATGGATATGCTGCGCACCACCCAGATCAATGCCGTCAAGAAGCAAGCCTCTCCGGGGCTTGTGCTAGCTTCCTTTTAGTGCATGAGATGAATCTACTTGTGACCGGCGGATTGGGGTTTATAGGATCGCATTTTATTCGGCACGCCATCGATCATGTTGATGCGATTGTTAACCTGGACAGCATCACCTACGCGGCCAACAAGGAGAACCTGGCCGATGTGGCGACGAACACGAAGTATCATTTCTTGCAGATGGACGTAAACGATCCGGCCATCAGCGATGTCATCAATCATCACGCCATCACGGAGGTGATCCATTTTGCGGCCGAGAGTCACGTCGATCGTTCCATCCATAACCCCGATGTCTTCATCACCACTAACATCAATGGGACACATAACTTGCTCAAAGCAGTGCGGGCTTCTAAAGCTGTGCGGCGACTGCTTTATGTGTCTACTGATGAGGTTTACGGATCGATCGATAAAGGATTTAGTCCGGAGACAGCAATGCTCAAACCGTCTTCACCGTATTCGGCTAGCAAAGCGGCGGGAGAGATGCTCGTGATGGCGTATCACCGCACTTACGGCCTGCACACCATCATCACCAGGTCCTCCAACAATTACGGCAGCCATCAGTATCCGGAGAAGTTGATCCCGGTGGTGATTCGTTCCGTCAAACACGGCAAACGCATCCCGGTTTACGGGAAAGGAGTCAACGTGCGGGATTGGATGCATGTGAGTGATAACGTGCGTGGATTATGGGTGGCGCTGTGTCATGGGCCGGCAGGCAGCGTCTACAACATCAGTTCGATGAAGACCTGCGCCAACATCGACCTGGTCTATGGGTTGTGTGACCTGATTGACCCGGTTAATCGTCACCTGGTGCACTTCGTGAAGGATCGGGAGGGTCATGACACCCGGTATGCGCCGGATTCCTCCAAGATTCGGAACGAATTGGGGTGGTGCCCGCTGCAATCAATGGCTTCTGGACTTCCTGGGGTCATTAAGTGGTATATGGCCCGGTGAAAATCATCGTTTTGGGCACTGGCTACGTGGCCAGCGGCTATTTGGCAGCCGCCCACTCCCTGGGCCTGCGTCCCATCGTTCTTTCGCGGGATTGGAGCGATTACACCCGGGAAAACAACCTGGAATGGGTCTGTGAAGGGGTGGGCCCGGACCTAATCATCAATGCAGCGGGCTTTACGGGCCGAACAGTGGATGATTGTGAGCGTTACAAGGAGGAATGTTACGCCGCCAACGTCACGGCTGTCCGGATGCTGGCCAAAATCTGCAAAAAACGGGACATCCCCCTCATCCACGTGTCCAGTGGCTGCGTTTTCACGGGCCCGGGAGTGTTCCGGGAGGCTGATCCGCCCAATAACTATCGCCAATTCTATTCCCAGACCAAGATTGCGGCGGAGAACGAGCTCTTAGACAGCGGGGCCAAGGCTTGGATCTACCGGATCCGGATGCCTTTTGATACTCGTAACCACGACCGCAACTGGCTCAAGAAACTTATTCATCACATGCGGATATTGGATGGCTTGAACAGCGTCACGTATCTCCACGAATTTGCCATGCGCTCCCTGGAAATGGTCAAGGAGAAGAAGGGCCCGCCAGGAATTTATCACGCCACCAATCGTGGGGCGGTCAACACGCTGGCGGTGGCCAAGCTTCTCCATCAATCGGGCCTGCGCGAGCCGCCTTTACTGGTCTGGGACAAGGAAGAATTCGAAAAGGCGCACACCCACAGGAGCGAAGCGGTGCTTAACTGCCGCAAATTCGAAGATGCGTTCCGGACTCCCTTCGGTGATGCCATGGGATGGGTGCGTTGGTGCGTCACCAACTGGCGTTGGAGCCAGCAGTATGGCGATAACCCGCCCCAATTCCGTTTCCCCACCGAGTTGCCAGACCCTATTGGGGTATGGAACCCTTGGCCGCCTTCGCCTCGTTGATGTAATCGTCGTAGGACTTGCTCAATTTAGCCCGGAGCGCATCCCAATCGGCAGGCGTTGGGTCGCCTTTCTGGAGGAGAAGCCGGATCTCATGAGTGATTTGTGGGGCCAAGGTGAACACAGCCTGAATGATGGTGATGATGATGGCAGGATTCATTTAGTGAAGGCAGCAATAACAGCCACCAGATTGGATTGAGCGATGTTGGCGGCGATGACGACGATGTCGAGGGTGGCCAGGTTGGTGGAGGTGGTGGAGGCTTTGCCCACATCAACCACCACACTCATGCTGGCCCGATATTTGTCGTAAGCTTCGCGCACCTTTTGTTCCTGTCCGGGCGTGGCTTTGCCGTTGGCCACGTAGATGGCCCAGGCTTTCATGGCCGTGTCAGCGGTGATGACAGTGGTGCCAGCCGTTTTGTAGGAAGTGCTCCTCCAGGAAGAGGAACAAGAAACAAGCGGGGTGCTAAGAATGAGCAGGGCGCAGAGGGAGCAACCGACCCAGAGCGGAGCCAATTTTCGGTGCATACCCGGAAGGATCCGTAAAATTACAGATTTACGCAAGCCTGGTGATTTTGGCATATTTCCCGTTGCATGATGATCCCGTAAGCCGTGAGTGCGGAGAAGTGGGGAAGGGTTCCCGCATGTCCCTCCTAGCCCGGTGGTGCCGAACCCATTCGAGGCCTCCACTAAAACCACGGAAGTTCGGCAAAAATTCTTCTTGCTTCCATGTTGACCTTGGGTCAACCTCTCGTTGTAAACCAATGAACCAATATGCAAAAACTCACATTCAAATGGACTGGAACTAGACCGCTACTGATGAACAACGGGTTGATGTGCGATCCGTTACATCCGCTGGTTAAGGAGATCAAAAAGATCACGTCCAAGGGGCGCAAGCAAACTGACGATGATCACATGCGCCGATATCGGTTGGAGTGGGAAGGGGCACTTTACTGGAACGAGACGTTGGGGCCGGTGATCCCGACAACGATGATCGAGCGGCTGATCCAGTTGGGGGCATCCAAATCCAAAAAGGGCAAAGACGTGGCGGCAGCTTGCATCTGCTCGTTGCCGGAAGTGAAGTTAGAATACAAAGGACCCAGAACACAGGACGAACTCTATGCCCAGGGTTTTTTTCTGAAAGTTCCGGTAGTAGTTAATCGAGGACGAATTATGAAATGCAGACCAAAATTCCCGCCTGGTTGGTGGCTGGTGTTTGACCTGGAATACGACAAAAGCATCATCAACGAAGCTACGCTAGTGGATGCATGCGATGACGCAGGGGCTCTAATCGGCCTGGGCGATTGGAAG